GAGCGTTTGAATCTTCAAACGTTATATACTTCATTTTAGGTTTTTCAGAAAGTGGTTCGCCTACAGGTTCTGTAGGAAATAATTGTGCGTAAGCATCTGCAAAAGCAGTTGCGTCAAATTGTAAATTAAATGGAGAAGCTAATTGATTGTTTGGAATAACTGTTCCAGATTGTTCTGGTACTATAATCTCGGGACCATCTTCGCCAACAAGATATGGTTGACCAGCATTGACTGGGCCGCCTTCTTGTCTTTTTTCAATTCCAAATATTTCAGAAATTCTATCGTCTTTGTAAATGTCAGGTACAGTATGGTGATAAGTACCATACATCTGTGCTTGTGCTAATTTATCTCCTGCTAATATTCTTCTAAAGTAATCGTCTGTACCTTTTTGCTGATACAAATTAGCAAGCATTACATCTTCTTGTTGTTTAGGTGTTAGTTTATTTGGGTCGTTGTGTTTACGTGCTTCGTTTATCCAACTGGGAACTTTATCCCCTTTTAATTTGTAGGTTCTTTCAGTTCTGTTTAATCCTGTTTGAAAAGCATTGCCTTCACCTTTAGTTAAGAATTGATATATACCACGTGCAGAACTTATATCACTGACAGTATTTTTACCGCCAGAGCTTTCTATCTGTGCTACATTTTCTATGAAGTTGTCTAAGTTGGAAAGTGCAGGAGCATTGTACATTGCCCCCAATAATGTTCTTATGTCTATAGGCTTCCTAATAGGAAGTACGTCGTCTGCCATTTGTTTCCTTACGTATTGTATTCAGAGAGCGAACTCTCTTAGGTTTATTAATTGTTTACTATATCTTCTTTGTAGTTGATTGTATTACTACTTCCGCCAGGCGATAAAGCCATGTTTTGACTTATCTCATTAACAATAGATATTTTTAAAGCTCTCATTGTTTCTTGTTGATCTGGTGGTAGTTGAAATAAAAATTCTTCCGTTAACTGTTCAAGCAATCCTACTTTAGTTTCTGTGTCAAATTGTTTTGATAGTTCATTTCCTAATGCTTCTTGATAGCCTGCTGCTCCTGGCATTAGCCCAGTGCCTTGTACTATAACCATAGCACTTCTAATATCGTTGTTTAATAAATCTTTTGCTTGTGCTGAGTTTGGATCTATTAAACTAGCATCTCTTAAATTTTTTGCAATTTGTGATACAGCTGTTTGATCATCTCTTAAAATGCCAGCTTCTCTTTCTTGAATCTTAGAAGCAATGTCCATTAGCTCTGCGTTAGCCATTAAAGATTCTAAGTCAGCGGCTGATTTTGATGTTGCTCTATCATATTCTTTATCTTCTAGTGCAGTTATAGCATCAGCACCTTCTCCTAAACCTCTAGCTACATCAGTAACAAAACTTCTAGCTTCGCCAGGATCTTTAGGTTGCAATAACCTGTCTCCTATTGCTCTCATAATTGCAAACGATTTATCAGCGTTAGAGATTGTTTCTCCTTCTCTAACATCTCTGTCAAACATTTTTTCTAAAAAACTTTTAGAAGCATAAGCTTCAGCTTCCTCTTTATCTTTTAAATATTTATCCATTTTCTTTTTGGATATATCTTTTAATTCTTTAGAACCTTTTTCCATTTTACTATCAAAGACAGCTTTCTGTAATTTCATATTACCTCTAGCTATTTTTGCAGGGTCAAAGGATTCTTCTGCAGCAACTTGAAATGGATCAGCAGGTTTATAGTTTGGATCTTTAAATTTGTCCATAACACTTTCCTGTTCTATGAATTTTTCTAAGTTAGGATTAATAGTAAAATTTGTTTTAGGTCTTTTAAATTGTTCCATACGAGCATCTTCTCTTATTCTTGCTCTTCTTTCATTTTCTAAATCAGCTATTCTTTCCTCGTAACTTTTAAAATCAAGATTGTCTTCGTCATCAAGTAAATAATAAAATGGTGATGATGGTCCTGGCATAATTTATCCTATCCGAATGGTGTCCAGCCTAGACCACCAGCTACACTAGCTGCGTTAAGTCCAAAGCCTAACAGTTGAGAGAATCCACTAGGACCTTGTTGTCCTGGTGCTGTTGCTTGAGTGTATGTAGTTACAGGATATGGTGCGCCTTGTAAGATGCCACTCATAAATGTTAATTGTTCTTTAGGATAGTATTGCTCTTTTAAGAAATCACTGTAAGCAGTATCTAATGCCGCTTGATCTATTCCTCTTTCTAGTGCCCCTACTCCTAGTTGAGAAGCTACATCTGCAGCTCCTAAAGTTTGTTGCGTTGCTGCTCCAGTCACTTCTGCTAGTCCAATGTTACGCATTGAATCAGCAGCTCCTGTGGTAGCTTTACCTAAATCCCCATAAGTCTTAGCCAAATTAGCCATACCTTGTCCTGTTTGTACTTGACGTTTTCTATCATCTTGTACAGCTTTTAAAGCAGACTCGTAAGCACTGCCATAACCTTTAGAATACAAATCACTTATGCCTTCACTTAAACTTCTATTTGTTACTCCTTGAAGTACAGCTTGTCTGCTTCCTCCAAATGATCCAGTTTGTGCAGCTGTTGCAGCATTTGCTATTTGTTGTCTTTGACTTTCTTCTCTTAATCTTCTAGCTGCAGGATCTAAAGCCTGTGTTACATAAGGATTTATGTATCCTTGAATATCTGCTCCTGTTATTCCGCCAGCTCCTTGTGCAAACATATTTTGAGCAAGCGCTCCTTGGTTAGCCGCTTGTCTTAAATACGATTGAGTGCTGTCAGCAGCTCCTGTTAGTAAAGCATCTGCCCCTTGTAAAGTTCCAATACCCTGACCAGCAGTAGCATATCCTGTCCCTGCGTAGCCTCTTTGCTGTGCGATAGCATCTTGTTCATCTTGTGATAATCCTGCAAGTCTTGGTCCTGAATAAGGAACAAAATCCTCTGAAGCAACATCTGCTGCTGCTCCAATTAATTGTGCTGCAGGTTCAGCTACGTACGATGGTATATCAGTTGTAGTAATTCCTGATGATTGGACAGGAGGAGCTGAATCTCCACCACCAAATAAAAAATCAAATAAAGCCATTAGGTTGTTGTCCCTCCGTCTGTTGAGCCAGAATAATCAAAATCTGTGCCTTGACCAAAATCAGGTCTTCCATAATATTCTCTTCGTCTTGCTTGATATTCGCTAAATGGTTCTAGTAAACTAAATCCACCAAGCATAGCATAATCTCTTATCTCATCTAGCGTAAGATTATCACCTTCAGGTATTTTCATGCCACCTTTTCTCATCATGAATCTTCTTCTACCTGGCACTAAATCACCTTCAGTTATTCTATCACTAGTGTAATCAGAAGGTAGATAATATTCAGAAGCGTCTAAATATTCTGTATCATCTGCAACGCCATCTCCATCTCCATCTACTACCACTTCTTCATTAACTGTAGCTATAGGGCGATCTCTACCTCTATCACCTCGACTATCGTAGTCTCTGTTAAAAGTAAAACCTCCTTTACCAAAAAGATCGTTTAAAAATCCGCCTGGTTTATTCATGTTAAAAGAACCCACAACTTCACCATCTAGTGTGGCATCAAATTTCATATCACCAAGTAAACCTTTGTATCTGTTATATTCAAAATTTTTAATATCTGATGGTTTGTACCCTTTTTCTAGCATTCTGTTATATGTGTCATAGCCTAAATCTAAATCTATTGAAGTATTAAAAGGATTGTCATAACCTTTTGTAGTTGGATTGTAACCTGCTGCGTTTTGCATCATCTCTCTAACAGCTAAACTTCTAGTTGTTTCATTTCCGATATTGCCCATTTTATTACCAAAAGCATCTGCTGTGCTTACGCCTGCGTCCTTAGCTTGATCTATTGCATTTTGTACATCTTCAGGAGAAAATTTATTTGGATTTCTTAATCTATCTTTAATTTCTGATTCACTTAAATCATTATATGAACTAGTTGGGCCGTCACCTCCGCTAGTATCATTAGATGTCGTATCAGAAGAAGTTCCTCCATAGTCAGAGTGCAGACCACCAGGTCCTCCTCCGTATGGGTTGTTGCCTCCTCCGCCAGTATTAGTATTACCACCAGTATTGCTACTTGAACCACTTGATGAGCTTGAGCTGCCACTAGCTGGACCTTCATCACCGCCTCCATATGCGCCTATTCCTCTGTAGGAAGGTATTCCTGCTGGAGTCATTTCACCAGAGCCACCTAATAATTTTAAGATTCCTGCTTCTTCAGGTGTAATAAAAGCAAGCATATGACCAGGAGGAGCCGAAGCTGCCTCAATTGTACTAGCCATATTAGTCAATTGATTGTTCACGTTTTGTTTCGCAATGCCCATAAAATCCATGTTCTGATTCGTTGTCTCGGGAATCATATGGATACCTTTGACACCTTTTTGTGCCCCTTTTCTAGCTTGTTTATACGCTAAAGCTCCGATACCAGGCATACTTGTGCCGATCTCAGAGGCACGCATTACAATATCATTGGGTTGTACTGGACCTGTAACGTCCATCTTTTGGCTATTATCCATTGTTATATTATACCTTATATGTCCCCTATTTGCAAGGGGGCACCCTTATTCATTTTGAGCTACTGCCATATAGCTGATTACAATATCTAGCTGATCTGTGGAAGTAGAAGTTACTTTTAATATATCTGATTCTTCTAGTATTAATGGGTGAGTTAATAACTCTATAGTTTGATTTCCTACTAACACCTTTAATCGTTCAACTGTGTATGTTGCAGATGCTGAACTGTCTGTTACCTCAAAGGTTACTGAAGGAGTAAATACTCCCATAGTTGAAACCTTAATAGATTTTATTATCAATTGTTGTTTAGCAGGAGCTGTCAGTAAACTAGTCTGTGAAGTAGACGTTAATGATTTTCCTACTATTTCATATTTTATTGCCATTATCCTAAAAACCAATTCATAGATTTTTGTTCTGTATCATCTGCCAAGCGTCTTGGTATAGGACTTAAAGAATTATCCCTTAGCCTTAATGCTTGTATTAATGCGTCATATGTTCTAGCCAGAATAGTTTTATTTGTTCTTTCTTCTACAGATAATTCTGGATATATTCCTTTACTATATAAACTCATTACCTCGTACCATCTGGTTGTCCACGAACACGCCAAGTTCCTAATCGCCATTGTGTGTCAACCGCATCACTAAATATTTTTACTTGAAACGCTCTGCCTCTTGCTCTAAAATCTAACTTACCTTGTGTAGAACTTATAGAGAAAGGACCTTTAGTAACTACGTTAGCATCGTTAGGATATCGCTTGGTGTTTATTTCTGTCTTAATAGTATTACCTGCAGCAAATGTTGTATCAGGTATAATTCTATCCATGAAGAAAACTTGATCTCCATTTTCATCACCATTAAAATATCCTGTTTGTATAAAAGAAGTCATAGCAGAACCGTTGTTATCAAATCCTGTTTCTTGATTGTATACAACCCCAGACAAGTCAACAGCTACTGGAGTATTAAAAGCATCACTATCTTCCCAAGCACTTCTAACTAATGATTGTCCAATTGACCAGGTGTTATCTACGTAATTGTATATTACGTACCTATTAATATCTGTTGCGGCTGTAGTTACATCTGTTGTTATGTTAGTTGAGTCAGCTCCATAAAACCACCAGATTTCATTGTATTTAGATACTTGTGCACTAAATATTTTTTGAGATTGCAACATACTTAATGTTTCTTTTATTGTTGAATCTGGCCTTAATCCGCCATAAATTAAATTATGGACAGGACATGGCAGTACTTTAATCGTTCCATCATATACATAGAAATTATTTTCACCAATCCAATAGGCTACGCCTTCAACAGTTGCTGGAGAATTTACAGATAAAGCCCCTGCTCGTGTACCTAGTTGGGTAAAAGCAAACGTGAATGGTGGTCCAATAAATTGCATACCATACAGATCTTGATCAGTCCAAATTAATAGTTGCCCTTTAGATTTTCTAACAGCAGTTATTTCAGACCCCGTTCCTAATCTTTGATCACCTGCTGAATTCAATTCGTCAGCATTCCAAATGTTTAAAGTTTCTTGCGATGCAAACCTTACTGTTAATGGATCAAAATCTGAGCTACCTTCAGGCTCACATCCAAAAGCAATTAAGTGTCTGTCTGGTGTTGAAACTAAAACTCGCCCTACTTTTGCAGGTATGCCAGTAGTAGGTAGTCCTAAGCTTGTAACATATTGAGAAAGAGTGACTCCTCTACTTGTAACGTTTGTCATATCAAAATAATATATTTCTTCTGTGCCATCTCCAGTAGAAGCTACAATATCTTCACCCCACATGTCAAAAGACCAAACTCTTGTGTTTTGTGCAATGCCTGTACTTCTAGCTGTACCCCATGTGCTAGAACCATATGTACTTGCGCCCCAACCAAAACCTATTGTACTATCGTCTGGTCCATTATTTGTTAGTGCTCTAATGTTTACTGCTCCTCCACCTGACGTAGATCCTGAACTAGCTGTTCCTGAGATAGACGCTCCAGTACCTGCTACAGGAGTTATGGTAAATGAATTAGCGTTAATAACAGTAGCAAAATATTCTCCAGGTGCTATCGTAACACCGTCAATTGTTCCTGACGCAATACTTGATATAATAACTCTTGATGAAGGAGTTGTAGTTGTAATACCGTGAGATGCCCAAGTCATAGTCACTTCATTCGATCCTGCTGAGCCAGTTGCAAATGGATTTGTTAAAGCATTAGTAGCTGTTCTATAAGGTGTTACATCATAAAAAGCCTCACCACTTTCTAGATAAACATGAGTGTTAGTGCCGTATATAATCCATCGTTGTCCTAAATTAGTTATACCTGATAGTATAGCTCTTGCAGTTCCATTAATAGTAAAACCTACAGATGCATCACGTTGTTCCCATCCTCCTAATTTTTCAGGAAAGGTATTTCTAAATCTTATTAAGTCACCATCTGTGTATCTCATCTGCGCTTGATAGTCAGAAACTTCAGTAACTATCCCAGGTGATGGTGGTGATAATTTTAATAATGCGCTCATTACGCTACCTATCTATAATATTTTAATATTTTTATTGGTTTATCTGATATATTTTTGTATATTGCGTTTTCTGATGTTAGCCTTTTTACTGATATAGGATATTTTTGTTCCTCACCATTTATATTAACTCTGCCCCCACCTATAATATAGCAATAGGTTCCATCAGTTGAGACATTGGTTTCTTCGTTAGGCATTAAATCTTTTTGCATACATGTCCAGTTTTTTAAATTTGATAATCTCATAATACATAGCATTTGAACATCATCTGATAAATATTCAATTGATATTCCTGAACATGGTATATCATAAAATAAAGGAGTTTGATCCCAATCACTGTAAGCATATTTATATTCAATATCTATAGAATAACTTTTAGCAAATGCGTCGTAGTTTTCATCATATATTAATTCTTTAAATGAAGAGCCTTTTAAATAATTCATAAACTGTTGTACATTTGCGTCTTGAATATTATCATCTGCAATCCATTTCCAAGTAACCCTGCATTTGCCTTGTATTAAAACATGAGTCTGTTGAGATTGTTGAATTAAAGGATACGTTGGGTGAGGATCTTGTAAATCTAAATGTGCTCTTTCCCATTTTTCAGTTCTAGAAAATAAAGAACCTTTACCATTTCCGTCTATTGGTGGATTGTTACTTCCCCATGATACTTGCAAATTGTTATCAAACTTTGCTATAGCAGGCAGTATTGGTTCAAAAATTACTGTCATACTTCTTCGCTTTTTATTGACGGCTTAATTTCATCTCGTATAGGATCTAAATCTAAAGATTCTCTTAAAGGGCTTTGACTTTCTAATTGTTGTGCAGTGTTTACTGCTAGCATTTCATCTGAATTAGGAGAAGAAGGAGGTAAAACTCCAGGCCCCCAACCAAAGTCAAAATCAGGATCTTCCATTAGTTGAGTAGAAGCCTTGCTTGCTCTTTCCGCCCAACTCATTGGTTCTTGATACATAGTAGGAAATAATTCTTCGTGTGTAAATTCAAAATCTTGATTTTCAAGTTTTTGAAATATCTCATCATCTTCTATATCAATCGTATATTTTTCTTTATTTTCTATTTCTTCACAAATAGTCGGAGCACCTCTAGCTATTTCTTTTATAATATCTTCAGGTGTCATGTCTTTGTATAAAGTTAAATCATAATTAAAAGATTGATAATCTTTTGCATCCTTTCTAGTTTCGTCACTAGAAAATGAACATAATAAACTATTTTGTTCAGGATTATAATCTGCTACATGTACTTTATATTTTTTGTTTTTTAAATTTGGATTCATTATGCTGTCCTTCCTGTTTGAGTTCCAGATGGGTTAAATGTTATTGATGAAGAGTTTGAAGTTATATAACCTCTGGTACCTCCAGAACCAGCATTAGTTGCTCTAGGGTTATTTCCAGTTCCTCCAGGATTTACGTTTCCAGCAGCACCATCGGAACCTAGGCCACCTCCAGCTCCTCCATTTCCTGCTGGTTCATCATTATCAAAAGGGTTAGCAGGTATCATTACGCCATTTCCTCCAGCTCCTCCTGCATTGGCAGAACCTGCAGATCCTGCATTTCCAGCATTAATTACTCCTCCCGCATTAGTTGTAGCACCGCCACTACCAGCAGTAACACCAGCACCTCCGCCACCGCCTCCACCTGCTCCTGCTTGATAAATATTTATATTTTTACCACCACCTTTTGCAAAGAATTTGGTACCTCCACCACCTCCTCCGCCTCCGCCTCCATAAATAGAGCCGAAGTTTTTAAAAGTAGTAGGATATGCTGCATTAAAAGCAGCTCCGTTTACAGTAGTTCCGTTTCCTCCATTTGTAAGAGCGCCAGGATTAGGATCACCATTAAGATAATTTGCATTTGCTTGACTTCCACCAGTTCCTCCAGCACCTCCGCCACCTTTGACAGTGCCATAATTTTCTACTATTACCGTGTCCCCAGAAGACCATGGTGTGCCTGTTTGTAATGAGGTAGAGTTTGTAGAGTTAGTTCCAACAGTTACTCCAGGATTAATAGTTAGTGTGTAAGCAGTTATCCCTGCAGAATATGTGCCACCTCTGTTACTAGCCATGTTGTAATTATTTGTGCTACTTGAAATAGTTTGATTAATAGTTACTGATGAAGAAGCTCCGTAAAATTCGCTGAAAGAACTTTGAGCACCAGATGATTTTCCTATCATGTCACGAATATCTGAATCGTTTATACTTGCGGTACTACCACTATTTCCGCCTGCTTCGACGTGAATTTGATTTAAAGAGAGTGGGCCGCTGTTAGGTAATGCCATGTGCTACTCCTCTTTACAATGACAATTCTTTTTGTGGTTATCTAATTCTACTTTTAATTCTTTTACTGCTTCAATAAGATATCCTACCATGTTGCCATAAGCAACTGATTTAGTACCCATCTCATCATCTGCAGTTTTAACTAATTCAGGAGCTATTTCCTCTAACTCTTGTGCAATCACACCACTGTTTAATTTGTCATATCGTTTAAAAGTAACACCTCTCATTTTAGAAACTTTATCTAAACCACTTTCAATTGTTTTAATATCTGTTTTTAATCTTTCATCTGAGAACGCTGTAACGTTATTGTTAAACGTTGCTGCCCCCGCTTCTGATATGTCGAGTGTTAATGCATTAATTACAGTGCCCCCATCGTTGCCTTGTAGTTTTATATCTTTATCTTGGATTGGGGCATAAATAGCTAAATCTTGACTGGAACTATAAATTCTTCCAAACTCTGTTCCGCCATCTAAAAACTGAATGTCCGCACCATCTGCATCTAGTTTAATATTTCCAGCAACATCAACTGTAAAATCACCAGATGTGTTAGCTAAATTTCCTGTTACAGTTACTCCAGTATCTGTGGTTGCAAGTTTTGTTCCATCATTAAATTTAAAAACACAAGAGCTACCATTTGTAAACTCAGCAAGTGTTTCATTGTTTGCAGCATTTTTAAGACGTATGTTATCTGACAATATTTGTAACTCACCTGTGTTACTATCAATTAACGAGTTAGCACCGTTGTGATGGATTAGTAAATCACCACCAGCTCCAAATATAGCTTTTGCATCATCTGCAAATTCTAAAGCATTGTCAGACTCATCAAATACTATATTAGCTGCTGCTCCTTGTAGTGTAAGATCATTATCAATAGTAAGAGCACCTGTCAGTGTAGCCCCTGATAATGCTGTAACTACTTGTGCAGTTGTAGGCACAGAACCTGTCATTTGATCAAAACAATTGTGCACCTCATCTGATCCGTCTACATAAATTTGAGCATCAAAGCCAGACGCAAGAGTCACTGTTTGTGCTCCTGTTCCTGCAGTAAATATTAATGACTGGTCAGTATTATTTCTAACGACAAATACTTTTTCAATGTTAGGAAGTGTTACAGTACACGTGCCCCCTGGAGAACCTGTATAGTTGATGACACGTTGTCTTCCTTCCTCATCTGCATAAGATGTAGGTTGTGTAGTAAATGTCGCTGTATGTGATGTAGAGCTTAATGCAACAGACATGTAACCGTCAGTAGAATCTTCCATTCTATTCCAGTTATCATTAGTTTGTGCACCCCAGGTGTTGTCATTTTCACCTGTAGCCATTAATCGCAAACCTAAGTTTGACCAAGTTGATGCCATAATTTAACTCCTTACGCTATTCTTAAGATAGCATTTGACGCATCATTAGTAGGCCATTGTATTTCAAATGTACCACCTGATACGGAATAGTCTGCTCCAAAATCAATAACCATAACTGCTGGATCACCAGAAGCTGAGTCATTATAAATTATACAACCTCTTGTAGTAAATGTAGCTGATGTCCATTGTGCGTTAGCAGAAAATGTTAAATGAGCAGTAGTACCAGTAGACGAAGGTGTAGTATTCGTTAAAGAATAACCACCTGTTGTGTACCCATTACCATTAGCAAGCTCATCTGAGTTACCAGTTACAGTTGTGTAAGAAGTTGTGGCAGCACCATAAGTACCTGATTGCGAAGCGTTTGCTTTAATAAGAGCTACTTTAAAAGTATTTCCAGAACTGTTTGTAAAGTTGTGGACAGCCTTTAAAATCTCAACTTTAAAACTAGTTGCTATTGCTGATGTAATTGCCATTTAGATTCTCCTTTAATTAGTATCTATTTTTTGTTGTTCTTTGCATTTCGTTTAATTCTCCCTGCATTAGGGTAGAATTTCGCATTTTTACTTGCTCTTCAGTAGCCAGTGTTTGTACAGCTCTTTCGTATAATTGCTGCCATCTTTGCATTTGTCCTTGATCAACTTTCATAAAGTTGCCCGATTCTAATAAACAAGCATATAGTAAAGCATCTCCACAATAATCTCCTAAATAGGTATTTGCTTGTGTCGATGAAAGACCTGTTGGTTGTATATTATAACTGATCTCAATGGTTTTGTCAACCGAGGGAGTAGGAGCAAATAAAAAATTCATATGTCTATTACTAGACGTGTAGTTTTTGTTGGTCTTACTAAAAGCCCAATATGCTGGATCGTCACCTGATGTGGTAGCGGGGGCACGCCAATACTCCCGTATAAATGATTCGTCTTTTTCATATACCCAATCACCATTCTGTGTTCTAACCCATCTTACATATATTAAATCTTGAGGAACTGCAGTAGTATTACTATTAGCCGATATTGTCAAAGTAGTAGTAAATTGAGAGTTAGTAAAGTCTACCTCTCTATACATTCGTTCTTCTGCTAATCCTATAATTACATCTATAGGAGCAATACCAGATCCTGTTGCTGTGGTTAACTCAGTAGAATCATTCTCTGTAAAATCTATAATAGCTTGTTTAAGTTGTACGTATGTAAATTGCATCTATTGACCCCATGTTCCTTGACCCCAAGGATTTAAACCATACCCTGGGAATGCTGCGGTTATTGTACCACGTTGAGCAGTAGAAGACAACCCTGATACGTTAACTTGTGCATTTAATATTACTGTTCCTTGTTGTGAAGCTGCTTGTATTCCAGGTGGTACTTCTACCAAATTAAATGAGAACCCTAAGCCACCATGGGCAGAAGTCATACTTAAACCTGGTATCTCTTCTGTGAAGTTCAGAACTACATTTGCAGTTCCTTCAGATGCTGTTGCTGTGATACCTGATACTTCTTCAGCTTGTAGGAATACAGGAGTACCCTGTTGAGCTGTAGCTTCTTGATCGGCAGGTGTAACAGTGTTTCCAATTAAAAATCCAACATTACCTTGTTCAGAGTTTGCAGCAATACCATCTGGTTGATCTGCAAAATTAAATGAAACAGATCCTTGGTTTGATGATGCCTGTTGTCCGTCGGCTAATTCAATTTGTGCTGGTGTTACTGTTCCTTGAGATGTATTTGCTTGTGATCCTATTACATTTTCAACTGCACCAAATCCTAGAGTTCCTTGTTGAGTAGTAGCAGACCCACCTACAGCATCTTCTTGTGCACTAAATTGTAATGTACCTACTGATGCAGTAGCAGATAATCCATCTGGAACTTCAGTTAAATTAAATGTTACAGATCCTTGGCCACTAGTTGCAAGTTGAGAAGGAGGAACTTCAGTACTGTTAAAGAATAACCCTGTAGAACCATGACCAGATGTCATCCCAAAACCTGGAGCGTTCTCAGTAAAGTTTAATTGGTTGGCAGTTAATGTAAATGCTGCAGTAGCTTCAAGTCCTGTGACACCAAAATCTAATAAACTTAAACCTAATCTTGGTGGATTAGGGGGTGGTTGCACTGCCATCTGTCCAGAAAATCTACCGTGTAAAGGTCCTAACTGAACAGTAACAGTTTGATTAGCTCCATCATTGTCAGGTCTAGGCTCTTTAAGTACGTCAGTGCCTCCTAACTTTAAATATTTTTGTGGATCTAGTTGAGGATGTTTTTCAGTATAGTCCCCTTTATATACACGTTTGCCATCCCATTGAGTACGAGCATCTTTATATTTGATCTTGCGACCAAATATGTCGTCCATCAAGACTGCATGTTTTCCTCGTGTATATCTTGCCATAATATTTTAAATATAAGGAATAGAAGGCTGTACTACAAATGCTGCTCTTTCTCTGTCTTCAGATCTAGCTTTTTCCCATTCCTCGTTGTATATAGCTGTAAGCTCTTGTCTTCTTTGTATGTCTACAGATCCTGGCATTTTGTTAGCTAGTTCTACTGTTAAGCCACTTATTAAAGGAGGTAGAAATCTTTTTGGTATTTGCACATTCTGCGTATAATCTACATAAGGACCACCTACAGTTGCTTGACCGCTTGCTGTATCTGTCCAACCTACATCATCAGGATATTTTATTAGCCAAGCTTTAAATACATATGCATTTATAGTTTGTCCACCACTAACATAAGTCTTGTCAGGCACAGGCCATAAATAAACTTTATGTGTAGCTTGTCCTGCAGAATTGTATTGAGCATTTCTCTCTACAGCGTATTGTATAGGTTTGCCTTTATTTGTTTTGTTAGGTATATCTAAGTAATCAGCAAAACTAATTCTTTCAAGCGGTATATCTCCGATATCTGTACCACTAGTATCTCCTACTGAAGCATCTAAAACATCTGAATATTTACTAGAAGAAAAAGTAATATGATCTTGATCAGTGGTCATTCTAGTATCTTCTAGATCTAAAGTAAACAAGTTTACTCCGTCATTCATCCATTTAATTAATAATAAATTTAATGAACGTCTAGCAGTTACTAAATCGTATCCACCTTTTGATGCATCACCAAGTCTTTCATAAGCTTCTTGGATTACAGTATCCAGTGATAAATTAAAATTATGGGTACCTGAAGTAGCCATATGTCCTCCTTACATTATTGTTCTAGCAATGAGGTAACACATTTGAGCAAATACAGTACCTCCTACAATCCAAATAAATTTGGAAAGCCTGTCAATATCCGAAGCCATGTGCTCCAAGTGATTGTCTTTTATTTGAGATACTTTCTCATGTATTAATTTTAATTCACCTTTTATTTCTATAATAGCTTCTTTATTTGTTTGTTCAGTAGCCATCTTAATTCCAAAATACTGTAGCTTCTGAAGCTGTGCCTGTGACTGCTACAAAAATATTTGTTTTAACAACCTTGCCTTGATCAGGTATATTAATATGTGTACTAGTATTAGCTGTCGCACTTACTTTTAATATTTTAGTTCCGCCAGCAGACTGTCCATCGTATATAGTTGCTGTAGCTGTATCACTTCCTGCTGTTAACAAAAGAGCTAAAAGCCTTTGTCTATGGTCTGCTGTATTTTGACCATCACTAGTAGCACTGGTGCCTGTTGCGCCCGTTGCTATGTTGGTCGAATTACTATCGCCCTGGAATGAAATTCCCATGTATTATCCTCCTAAAGTGAGGAGGCCGAAGCCCCCTCTATTATCTATATATATATTACGATATGTTAGCGTCTTGTATATAAGTTACTACAATATATAACTCACCTGCACTAGCTGAGTTTGCTACCATAGATGCATATATTTCTACGTCTGATGTTCCAATGTTAATCCATCTGTCAGCTGCAGCTGGAGATGTAATACCTCCTGTTGCTGTAGCAGATACTGCTGCACCATCGACAAAGAAATCAGAATCAGCTGAAGTTCCTACGTCTAGTTCTGTTGTATTTGAGCCTGTAAATACTTCTTTTGTAAAAAACTCAATTGCAAATATCATGGAGTTTGCAGGTACAACTATACCTGTTGAACCACTTGCATTATCGTCATGACTTATTTTTACTGAAACTTGTTGAGTAGCCACAGTTCCTGTGTTTTTTAATTCTCCAATTGCTGTTCCAGTTGTAGCTTTTATTGTGCCTGATTTAATCGGGCCTGAAAAAGTTGTTGTTGCCATTTTTAATCCTTCTGGGAATCTATAGTCCCAATTTATTTTCCTACTGTCTCTATATCGTCTGCTTGGCCAGTCAGTAGAATTTGTTAAATCCAAGAACAAAGGGGACTCGAAAGCCCCCCTTGTATAAGCTTATTAAGCTCCTTTGTTACCGTAGACACCACGCCAGTCAGAAAAACCGTAAACGTATCTTTCTCTAGCTTTGTATCTTACATTACCAGTTTCAAAGTCACCTTCCATGCTTGTAGCCACTGGAGTTCTTTGGAACATTTTCATGCCGTTAGGGCAGTCAGTTCTCAAGAAGAATGCGTCAGGGTCATTAAATCTGTGGTTAACATAGTAACCGCCTGGAATCATTCCAGTAGATTTAATAGCATTAACGTCATTATCTGCAGTGCCAGGTCTGTATGGAGATGCCATCAGACGCTCTGCTACAAATACCAATTGTCTTGGTATGTGTAAGGTTTTTGCTTGTAGTGCAATCGGTAGACCTTTATCATCTGTAAATCCAGCGATATCGATAAGTGCGCTTTCTAAAGATGTTTCAGAAAGATCACTATATGCAGTTGGTCTGTTAGATGCAGTTCCACCATTTTGTAATGGGTGAGAGTTAGACACCAATGGTTGTCCATCTCCGCCATTAGAAACAGTAAATGCATCGTTGTAGATTGTTGCACCTTTAGTTTGTTTAGCAGCCGACATAGATCGTGCTAAAGCTTTTGTTAGTCTTGTTGATAATTTGTCATACAAGTTATCTTCCATAGCTTCCTCAGTAATTGCGAAAGCAAGAGCAACTGTTTCGTTAGTGTAACGAGCTACCCAGCCTTCCCCTGTTTGAGCGTAAGCTACGCCTGCGCCTTCAAATTTAGTTTGCGCTTCCCCAAAACCTGGGAATAACACTTCCTCCTCGAAAGCTCTATTTGATGACTCCTGATCGAACAGTACTGCGGCTTCATCTTCGTAACGAGAATACTCTGTTCCGAAAATTGCGTTTAAGCCAGGTACTAATTCCTTAAGGAGTTGACCTCTAGTAATTGCCATTTTTTATTCCTCCTAAATTATATCCCAGCATTTCCAGCAGCGATGCCGAACTGATGAGTGTTGATTTTTACTAATACGTCCATAGTAGTTCCAGCTGCAGTGTACTCCATGTCAGTTTCGCCACTACCTAGAATAACTAGTGGGAATCCTGCATTGCCAGTTGCCGCAGTGCTTGAATCTGCTACTAAACCAGACTTATGCGTAATTGCAGAACCAGTTGGACCAGCAACTATTTGACAGTTGTGTCCTACTTCAGCTTCCGTGATTGGAGTTGCCACTTGGTCTGCTTGAATTTTATACATAAGATCGGGATCGTCATAGACGTATGCCTTGTATTTTGCTTTTGCAACAGTACCATTTGCGATTGATCTCACAAATTGCATGTTACCTGTAGAGTTGTCCTGATATTCTGCACCCCAGAAAACACCAACAACAGCACCTGGTGATGCTCCTGCCATGTCTGTTACAAGTAAACCAGCTGATAGCGAAACTAAATCGCCTTCAAAATAAGCAGTTGGCGCAGTCGTTGCGATCTTGTAACCGTTTCCGTCAGTGAAGTTATTAGAACGGACAACACCACCTTTGATGTGTTTTACGGGTGATAGCCCAAATCCAGCCATAATAATTTTCTCCTTTGAAAAAAATTGTTTTTAAAAAAAGAAGACCAGAATTGGATAAATTCTAATCTTCAAACTTAGTTGTTCTTGGACCCGTACTATACGTTGTTTTAGATTCATCAGAGACAGGCATTGAATCTGTAGAAGCATTTTTCAAGTCTTGATTATATGCTGCAGCCATTCTTTCGCTTTGTTCTTGATAGTATGCATCACGTTGATCTACAATTTCTTGTGGAACTTTCATTAAGATAAGATCCCCAGATCTAACTGTTCCTGCATATTTACCTTTGTCCAAAACATCAGGAGCTGTTACTCCTAACTCTTCTGGTTTGACTGGCTCATAACCTTGACGAATTCTACTATTCACGTTTGCGTCATCTGGATTATTTAATAATTCGTGTCTAACCCAACGATAATGTATTCCTTCAGGTGGCTCTTGACCTACATCAAGTTTACCTGGAGGTGCCCAAGTTTTTTTACGAGTTGTCGAAGCCCGTGTTTTTCGACTACTTTGAGTTGCTTTTGTCATTTATTGTCCTCCCGCCTTATTCTGGCGTTGTTTTTGGCGTGCGTATTCTTTTAAATCTACTCCTAGTCTATTAGCCATATCAACTTCTGTTTTGGATAATTTAACTTTGGATGATCCGACGGTTGCACGTGTTCCGCCTACAACTGTTGGAACTTTCTTAGCTCCCTTCTGTTTAAACTTATCTGGAAATTCAGATCTAAGTCTAGCATCAAGTTCAGCATAATATTCTTCAGGTTCAATTTCAGGACGTACTCCGTCTTCAATTAATTCCTTATGAATTAGTACTGCAGCTTGAGACATTATTCTATCAGAAGTTTCTGTACCTCCAAACCATTTGTTTCTTTTTTGCCAATCAAGTGCCCTTCTGTCAGGTACTGTTTGGGCTTGTTGTGGTTCGGGTGTATTAGTTTCTGATTTATTTTTCTCAGAAGGATTAGAAGGTATACGAGATTCTGCTCGTGCCTTGTACTGTTTAGCGACAAGGGATTCGGCTTTAACAGTAGCTAAAGTATCAGTTGCTTTTATTTCCTCTTCAACATTGCCACTTTCTTTAGCAATCTTCAAAGCAGTTAAGGCTTGCTCTTCTCGGCTAGATAGTCCTTCAATATAGTTATTAATTGAATCTAATTCATTACGAGCAGATGCTCTTGCGAATTGATCTGTCTTAGCTTGTAAAGAAGTTGCTTCTTCCTCTTTGGCTTTGAGTTTTTCTTCTAGTTCCTTTTTTTGTGCAACAAGGCGCTTTATCCTTTTTTCAGCACGCTTGCCAAATACTTTTTTTGAGTCATCATCAGTTGCTTCAGGTTCATCAGATTCTTCTTTTATTTCTTCAGGCGAGTCATCAGAAATTTCTTCTTGATCGTTTGCCTCTATTTTATCTGTTTCTTCTTCTACTTCCTCAGTGATTGGAGACTCAGTATCACTAGTCTCTTCAGGCTGTTTGCCTTCATCTTCAGCCAAATCTACAACTATATCATCTAGTTCTTCGACTTGTCCTGTTTCCTCATTGTCTATCATATCAGACCTCCTTGGGTGCGACCCACGTTAAACGCTGTTGTTATTGTTTATATTATACGCTAATTATTCTGGTGATGCAAGTCTATTTAGCAGAAACTTTGGCTTCATCAGGAACTACCGCAATTACTTCATCATCATTGATAATGCAATATTCATCTGTACCATATCTAAATTTATGGCCAATATACTTACCAGTAAGTACCCAATCACCAACCCTACACCAAGCTTTTTTATGTTCAGAGTAACAATCAGCTCCCATTGCTAATACTTTAGATACATTAGTTTGAGTTGCCTGGTGATCTTTACTAATGTCTGCTAGTATAATTCCCCCTGCTGTCTTCTCTTGTATCTCTCTAGGCTTTAATAATATTCTAAAACCTGATGGTTCTGGTAAATTTTCATCAATTATTTTCATCGTCTTCTCCTGTAGATTTTAATTGTTTAACATATTCGTCATGGATTCTGCCTTGCATATCTGTTAAAGTTTGTGCAACTCCTACTAAATATTTATAAGTCGCAAAATTTTCAGCAGCTCCATTAGAAATTTGATCTTTATTCATATCAATAGCTTCGGTTAATACCTTATCTATTCTAGTTTTAAAAGCGTGTATACTCATCTGTTCTCCTGTTTGGGGGGCACGCTAATTATTTAATTTTAATTGTCCTAGGT